GACAAGGTGTCTAAGAAGCTCTATAAGGCTATACATGACATGGACGTTATGCCTTCTATGCGCTGCATGATGACAGCAGGAGTAGCGTTAGACAAGGACAACGTAGCAGGATTCAACTGTAGCTACCTAGCCATTGACTCACCGCGTAGCTTTGACGAGCTAATGTATGTCCTGATGTGTGGTACAGGCGTAGGCTTCAGTGTTGAGCGTAACTTTATCACTAAGCTTCCAGTAGTGGCTGAGACCTTCCACAAGACAGACAGCGTCATTGTAGTGTCTGACAGCAAGATTGGATGGGCTTCTGCGTTCCGTGAGCTTATTGCTATGCTGTTTGCAGGTAAGATACCTCAGTATGACGTTAGCAAGGTAAGAGGCGCAGGAGAGCGTTTAAAGACCTTTGGTGGTCGTGCGTCAGGTCCAGAGCCTTTAGAAGACCTGTTCCACTTCTGCATTGCTGTGTTCCAGAAAGCAGCAGGACGTAAGCTCAACAGCCTAGAGTGTCACGACATTGTGTGTAAGATTGCAGACATTGTTGTTGTAGGCGGTGTTAGACGTTCAGCACTCATCAGCCTCTCTAACCTATCAGACCCACGAATGGCTAAAGCTAAGAATGGTAACTGGTGGGAGAACGAAGGGCAGCGTAGACTTGCTAACAACTCTGTGGCGTACACTGAGAAGCCAGACTTTGAGGCTTTCTTAGGCGAGATGCAGAACATGTACGAGTCTAAGGCAGGTGAGCGTGGTATCTTCAGTCGTGTAGCAGCACAGAAGATAGCAGCACGTAACGGACGTAGAGACCCTGATCAGGACTTTGGTACTAACCCTTGCTCTGAGATCATCTTACGCAGTAATCAGTTCTGTAACCTGTCAGAGATCGTTGTACGCGCAGACGATACGCTAAAGACGCTAAAGGCTAAGGCTGAGATTGCTTCTATCATTGGTACGCTGCAAGCAACGCTAACAGACTTTAGATACCTGCGTAGTGCTTGGAAGAGAAACACTGAGGAAGAGGCTCTGCTGGGCGTTAGCATGACAGGTATTATGGACCACTACCTCTTGAGCAAAGGCGAGTCAAAGGACTTGAGCAAGTGGCTAGAGGAAGTTAGAGATGTATGCGTGGACACTAACAAGGAATGGGCTTCGAAGCTTGGCATTAACCAGTCTGCGGCTATTACATGCGTTAAGCCTAGCGGTACTGTATCTCAGCTTGTCGATAGTGCTTCTGGCATCCATCCTCGCTTCTCTAAGCATTACATTCGCAGAGTTCGTAGCGATAAGAAAGACCCGCTTGCAGAGTTTATGTCAAACAGAGGATTCCCTGTAGAGCAAGACCTAATGAGTCCTTCGTCTGCTGTCTTTAGCTTCCCTATTAAAGCTCCTGACACAAGCGTCACAGTGTCTCAGGTGGGTGCTATGCAGCAGCTAGAACTTTGGAAAGCATATCAGAACCACTGGTGCGAACACAAACCAAGCATCACTGTTTATTATACTGATAGCGAGTTCTTGCAGATAGCTCAGTGGATATGGGATAACTTCGAACTGTGTAGTGGTATTAGTCTGTTGCCATTTAGTGATCATGTATATCAACAAGCTCCGTATGAGGACATTACTGCTGAGAAGTACGATGAGTTGGTAGCAGCTATGCCGAAAGGTGTGGATTGGATAGAGTTAGAACAGTATGAACAGGAGGATAATACGACAGGGAGTCAGGAGTTAGCGTGTGTAGGTGGAGCGTGTGAGATAGTGTAAAACCTAGAGGTACTAAAAAGCCCTGTGTAGTTATCTACGCAGGGCTTTTTTGTTTACTCTTGACTGATAGGACTAGCTGCTAATATTCCCATCAACTGACCAGCATCTTTCTTACCTAGCAATTCTATTAGGATACCTTTGCTTGGTGTCTTACCTGCTTTTAACTGAGAGACTGCTGCTTTTGCTAAGTTAAGTTTTTTAGTAATGTTTTCTCCTTTGAGCTGAGAACGTGCTGCTATACCAATAACAGGATAAAGAATAGCGCCTGACACTTTTGGTGTTCTTAACTGAGAAAGCTCTCCAGACCTCACGGATAAAGACAAAGCTGCCTCTGACCCGTCGATTCCTCTAGCCAGTAACTCTATCTCATCTGACAGTAGCTTTAACTTATCTGCTTTTTCTTTGCCTACAATAGCATTAAAAGTGTCAGCAAACTTGGCATTTTTCATGTCGCTCATAAACTTCATGCCTTCAGCGACTGTCTTATTTGGAAACAAGTTGTTAATATACTGTCTTTCAATACTTTCTAAAAGGTTTTCTCCAGCGTTGTCTACCTTTAGTTCTTTAGCTTTTGCTATTAAAGCTTTAACTTGTTTTACACTAATATTCTCTCCAGCTTTTACTATGTAATGTCCTATATCAGCTACGTTGTCTTTCTTTAGGGCTTTAACTATCCATTCTCCGTGTATAGTGTTAACACCCTCTTTGTACATGTTCTTAACGCCGTTGTACTTAGCCTGAAGAGCAGGGTTAAACTTTGAAGACGCTTGTTGCATAGCATCTTCTATGTCTCCAATAGCTCTGTTTATCAAGCTTTCTGCCTTAGAGTTCTTCTCACCTACAGAACCAGCAGCGTCTCTTTGCATTGCCTTTAACTCAGACAATTCTAAATGCGCTTCGTGAAAAGACATATCATCTCGAAGGCTAGACAACTTAGTAGCCATTTTCTTATGCTGACCTAGTAAGCCAGTTGTTCCTTCTCTAGTTACTAAGGTTTTTAAAGCCTCTCTACCTCTGGTAATAGCAGCTTTAGGTCTAACTAGTCTAGGATGTCTTTTAAGCTGTGTCTGTAAGTTCTTAATAGCCCCTGCTATCATTTTATTAGCTACTGCTTCATTAGGAGGAAACCTTGCTGCTATATCTTTTAACTTTCTTATCTGTGTAGTGACTTCAGCAGGACTTAAACGCGCAGGTATAGAATCAATAGCACTTAACGCGCTTCTAGAAGTTGATGACTTGTTTGCTGAAGCGTTAAATGCTCTTTTTGCAGAGTTCTTTATAGACCCCATGCCTAAAGAAACACTACCTTCTTTATCTATAGCTTTATAAATAGGATCAACCTGAGCATATAACGCTTTATCTGCGTCTTTTACTAACTTAGCTAAGGCTATTCCTGTTTCTTCTCTTGTCTTAGAAGCCGTAGACGCGCCTAGCACCTCGTCAAACTGTTTTACAATGTAGTCTTCTTGTCCTTTTACTAAATCGTCGTAAGTCTTACCAATAAACTGAGAAGCCTTAGAGTAGTCCTGAGCAAAACCAGCTACAGTGTCTTCAGGAATTGCTTGCTTAGGCATCATACTGCTACCTCTAGCTTCTAACTTTCTCTGAAGCTCTAAACTAGTTACAAGTTCTTCTTCTCTTTTACCTAGATTTTTTACAATAATCTCTACAAACTCTGCACTAACCTCACCACTGTTAGCGATTTCTTCAAGAGTTGTTTCTCCTCGCTGAATTGCTAACGCTGCTTGTCCTGCTTCTGTCTCAGTTCCTGCTCTTAAATATTGAGGCTCAAAAGAATTTCTTACAGGTGTCCACACATTTTTTATGCCTTTGGCTAATACACCAAAACCAACACCAAAAACAGCATCAGTTGCAGCAGCTTTAAAAGACTCTTCGGTAGCTTGTTCTAGGTTAAAATCTCTGTCTTCTACATAAGACTCAGCTACTTCTCCTGCAAAGTAACCAAGACCAGCACCAACAGCGCCGCCAATTACAGTACCAAATCCCGGAAGTAAGGCAGTGCCTATAGAAGCTCCGTATGTAGCGCCTGCGATAGCGCCTCCAACCTCTCCAACTAAAGAAAGATAATCTGCGCTTGTCTCTAAATCTCTATTATAGTCTTCTTCTGTCGCAGCTCCAGTCACAAGAGCGTACTGCTTTAACTCTTCATTAGTCAAGTCGTCTGGAACGCCGCTAAGAATACGCCCATTAGGTAATGTTCTATCTACCATGTTAAATTCCTTTAATTAAATTCTTTATTATTGCCCTAAAAACGCGCCCATAGCTACATCTCGCGCACTAGCGCCGCCTATGCCTTGCGTCTCTGCTTGTTGCATACGTTTTTCTTCAGCAGTTCTCTCTCTAACCCCTTCCATTACTGCTCCGTCATAAGTTAAAGGCTCTTCTGGAATATTATAAGCAGGGAGTCCATACTTCTCTCTTACTTCAGCAGCATAACCTTCAGATTTTATTTTTTTGTCCCATTCATCTATAAAATCAGCGTCTTCTCCATCATTCTCTTTCAAATGTTTTGATCTAGCATTTTCTCTCTCTGCGTCATAAGCGGCTAATTTTGCTTGACCTCTTAAAAACGACGATATTTGTTCTGAGTTCCAACTATCGTTTAGAAAACCGTCTTGAGCCATTTGAATATCTTTATCAGAAGCAACTCCCGGAGGAAGCGAGTTAATAATCATAGTATTATTAATTCTTGTAAACTCTTTCTTAATTGCTGATGCTTCGTCTTGTGACGCAAAAACACTTTCATATATTTTTATACCGTTACCAAAAACACCGCCCGTAGGTTTTAGTGTATCGTATCTTGTTGCTAAACGAAGCATAGACCTTGCTTGCCCGCTGGATTTCCCAGAAGCCGCAGCTGCCTCTCGAATGGCTTCCCTAGAAGCGTCAGTCAGTCTTTTAGCTGAGGCTGTTTTGTCTTTTTCAGCATTAAGTCTTGAAACATCAGTTTGAGCATCTATCTGAGCAGAGCGTATTTTAAATCTCCTAGCATCTTCTATTACTTTAGCAGCAGCAGCTTCTTCTGCTGTTTCTTGACGTTGTTCTGCTGAGACTCTTCTTTTCTCTGCTTCGGCTTCTTTTACTGCGTCTGCTTTGGATTTGTTAATTGCTTCTATTTTAGCAGCGGTTCTTGCAGCTCCTGCAACATCTCCAGCAGCCATTTGCATTTTAGCTAGGCTTGCTAAATCTGTAACACTATTAGGATCAAGATTAGCTAACTGATTTTTTGTTGCTTCGTATTTAGAAGGCGCTCCTCCACGTAAAGCACTTTGCAAGCTTTGGGTCATGTTAGCGTTCTGCTGTGCTGCAAACTGGCCATAAAAGTTAGCAGAACCTGCTACTGCGGGAGCTGCTGACTGTTGAGTGCTTGAAACTCCTGTTAACATTCCTAGTACATCGTTAGGGTCTATTCGTTCAGCCATTACGCCACCTCCACTTCTTTCATTGTTAAACCAAGCATCCCGTAAGACACAGTATAGAAGCCATCTTCTCTAAGCGTTACGGCTTCAGGCATGTACTCTAGAACTTCTTGAGCCATTACACCTTCATAAAGAATAGAATCAGGATCACCAATATAGCTAAAGTTATACAAGTTTAAACCAGTTCTAGCGTCTACGCCTACTTTCTCTACGTTTTCTTTAAGACGAACATCACTTAAAGACTTTAACAAGGAATCCCAGAAACCTCCACCACCTGTTGCACCTTCACCAGCACCTGTAATACTCTTTAATAAAGCTGCTTGCTGACTAAGACGCAATTGATTAGCCATGTTTTCAGAGTTCATGCGAGCTTCTAAGCCTGATACATCTATCTGTGAGCCTATTTCAGTTCCTTCTCTACGACCAATATCAGCATAACCAGCAGAAGGTGTAGCCCCGCCCAGTAGATTAAGAGCTTGCTGTTGTGGTTGATAACCAGCAGTCAAGAGACCTGTAGCACCTGCTAGAGACTGTTGCTGCTCTGCTAGTGCTTGCTGACGAGCGCCTAAGTTAGCACGACCCATAGCTTCTTGACGAGCTGTTTCTTGCGCTAGAAGTTCAGGAGAAGCACCACCATAAGCGTTAGAAGAAATACCTAGTCTGCCTTGAGACAACAGGCGTTCTTCTGTAGATAAACGGTTACGTTGCTCATCAGGGCGCTGTGTAGCTCTTATTTGCTCGTATATGGCCGCTTGCTGCGCTGCTGGGTCTTGACCTACCTGTCCAAACAAACCCTGTGCTTGCCCCATTAGCTGCTGTTGCATAGCAGCCTGTTGAGGAGATAAGTTAACATCAAAGCCGCCTTGAGCGTTAGTAGCTACGTTAGCTAAGTCACTAGTAACAGCGTAAGGCTGAAAAGCTGTGCCTGCTCTTGCTTGATCAGAGAGTAAGCCCGTTCCTTCTTGTAGTTCTCTTCCTGTTGCTTTTACATCTTTAATAGCTTTGTCAGTAAGTGCATAACTACCGCCTGCGTTTAGAAAATCACCAACGCCTCCGCTTGCTAGATAATCCATAAATGACATTAGAACGCACCTCCAGTTATAGTTCCTGCTGTGACAACGCCTGAGACATTGAGTGTCGTCGCAGCGACAGTTCCTGTGAATGTAGGACTAGCAGTGTTAGATTTACTGTTAACAGCAACAGCAATGTTAGTGTATTCAGCGTCAATTTCTGTCCCTCGTACTATTTTATTTGCATTTCCAGAAGCTAGTGCATCTTTAGCAGCAAAGTTAGTTGTTTTTGTATAATTGGACATTAAATAAGTCTCCCCATTAGAGCATGTATATCAATTTTTTGAATAGAAAAAGGAACATTGGCTATCTGCGCTTCAATACCAATAGTAAGAATACTACCGCTGCCGTTAGCGTTTACACTAGCTCTGTTAATCAAAGCGTCAACACCTCCTGAGTACTCTGAAATAGCGTATTGAGCAACACCGTATTCAGAAACAGCGTTGCTGGCACTAAATGTAAAAGCTTGTTTATTAAAAGCTTCTGTGTAGTCGTAGCCCCAGTTTAGTGTAATGTCTGTGCCGTGAGCACCTACAATAGTTAAATTAAACTTTTTTAGGAACTTTAAATTAGAAGAGTTCCCAAAGTCTGTAGGATTGCTAAAATATCGTAACTGATACTCAGAAGTATTGTCTAAGTATCCGTGATATTTAACAATACCTGTAGGCTTTCCTATGTAAATTGTTCCGTCTTCTGCTAAGTTTAAAGCTAGAGGGTCAATAACTGACCATGTAGTAACACGATGTGCTCCAGATTCGTTTAACGGCCCTCTCATATCAAAGCAGTATACCTCACCAGTAGAGGGTAAGGTGAGCAAGTAAAAAGCTTCGTCTGGGCTATACAGAGATTTTATAGGTAACTGCTGCTTTTCAACAAGAGACATCAAGTCGTTACGAACATTCTTGCTAATGTCTCTCATAGGCAGAGATTTTTCTTGAATTACTCTACCAAAGCTGCGTACACCAGAGTCAGATAAGAATATTAGATCGTTGCCTGTCTGTTGTACTGAGTCACGAGCAATACAACCTACACCGTCAATAGTATCTGCAAGAACCATATTAGCAGGTGACGAAGCGCCTGAATACACAACAATAGAACGCTTACCAAAGATAACTAAAAAGTCATTGTGTGCAGCTAAAGACACAACCTCGTCAAAGCCAGAAGGCCAGACTAAAGTTAAATCTAAGTTGCCTGAAGCGCCTCCTGTCCAAGCTGCTCCGTTAAGAGTGTCACTCCAGTAAACAATGTATTTGCTTCCTACAACACCTGCTACCCACATCTTACCAAAAGCAGCCAAAGCTTCGTTTCCTTGAGGCATTGTACCTGCGGAGTGTGCGTGACTAGATATTTTCTCTAGTACAAAAGAACCTGACTCGTCTGTTCCAATAAGAGGCTCGTGACCGCTTTGTACCATCTGTATATGATTATTAAAGTTAACACACTTCCAATTGTTAGCAGAAGGCGTGTAATTAGCAGGGGTAATGTCAACAAGAGTTGTAGTACCTTTAAATATTTTATTGTTGCCAGCAGAGATAACAATCTTATCACCGCTTCTGTCTACAAACTCAAAGATAGTTTCAATACCACGGCTAGAGCCTAACACGGCTGCTCCGTTACCGCTGACGTTTAAGTAGCCTTTACGTGCGCCTATGCGTCCTAGCTTGTCAATGACACAGTTATCAGCAATGGCAGCAAAGGAAGGGTCTACACCAATAGGTGAATCTTGTGTGTTAAGCCCAGCAAAGCCGGGACTTGCTATGGTAATGTTCTGTAGTTGTTGGGCCATTATGAGTACCAGATAGTTTCTTCAGGATGTAAAGCAGCGTCCATAGCTATGGCATCTGCCAATGAAGAGTCAGCAAGTCCGAACAACTCTGCTGCGCTTGTGCCTCCAGTTTCTCCTCTTTCTCTAGCAGCTAAGGCTAATGCTAGTCTAACAACAGGGTTAAAAGGTACATCCAATCTGTCAGCGTCGTTAACAAAGTCTGAAGTCCTTAGAACCACGTTAAAGCGCAGTGTGTACGCTTTGTCAGGAATAGGATATAAGTCAACACCGTTAATACCGTTAAAGCTGTAGAAGGTTGTAGTGCCTTTAGGAACGCTTGTGAAGTCTAAGAAGGCGCTATCAAACCAACGTGAAGTCTTGTAACTCAAGAAAGAGTTTAGACTATCGTTAGTAGCGTCTAGAATTTTAATGGTGTTGTCTGCGTCTGTAAGAACATAGTTAAAAACATCAGCTTGTGTATCTACTGTTAGCGTGTTACGTAGTCCTGTCCAGTCCCATGCGTTCTCTACTGATCTCTTAGCGTCACTAACGTAAGCGCCTATGAGCTTAGAGTATGCGTTCTCGTTAACAGTAGCAACTTCATTCTCACGAAGTCTTACTAATACTTTATTGACTAGTTCTAGATAAGTCATCTTCTATTCCTTTGTAAGTTTGCTAACATTCCAGCATTGGTATTAGCTTGTATAAATTCAAGTAAAATGTCGTTACGTGCATTCGGTGACATCATGCCTTGTGTAGGAGCTTGTTGTGCATATTGCAAGAGTTCTTGTGTAGATTTTGGTTTCTGTAGTTTTATCATGTCTGCAAAAAGAGACTCAGTTTGTGACCCTCCTCCGTACCCTATACCAGAACCGCCTCCGCTGCCTCCTCCTGAGCCGCCATCGCCATTTCCAT